CGGGGTTGGTGATGCCGGGCGCCTCTGACAGAGAGCATCCGATCCCCGTCCGGCGCTTCACCGGGACGATTCTCTCGATGGATCCGGCATTCGTGCCGCCCGGGTTTCTCACGTTCTGCAACAATTGGGTGCCCGATCCGACGTTCGTGCTCACCAAGCGGCGCGGGTCGCAATCGTGGCAACAGTTGCCGGCGGGAATCGACGACGTTGATAACCTCGTCTTCAATCTCGGCTCCGACGGCCACCGCTATCTCTTCGCCATGGCGTGCGCATCGGGGGGCGACAAGCTCTACGTGTCGGTCGACGACGGGACATTTACCGCAGTCACCAACGGCGCCTTTGCGACGCCGAGTGAGCGCTACGGCATCGTCGCGGTCGGCGATACTGTGTACGCCGGCAACGACGCGGACCCGATCAAATACGTGCACTTGGGCGACGCCGCCGTCGACCTCGTGCCGCTCGCGCTTGCCGACGATACCGGCCAGACGGCGACGTTTCTCGACGACCCGAACAGCAATCTCCTCGCTGGCACGTACTCGTATCGCTGGGCGGTGTACGACAACACCACCTTGCGCTGGGTCAAGATTGCCAACGTGCGCACCGTGACGACGCCGTCGGCGAGCCGGCAACGCCTCTCCTTTCGCGCCCCGACGGCAGGGCTCGCGACCGGGCAATCATGGCACCTCTTTGTCGCCGGCGTGGACCAGATGATTGAGGGCGCGCACGATCAGCTTCCCAACGGCGCCCCCGCCGGCGGCTCCGATGTGTTCGCGCTCTACGACGACCCCGACGTCAATACGAGTGTCGTCCCCATTCCCTCGACGGTGCAACGGCACGGGTCGCATCTCTGCGTGCATCGCGGGTGCCTCTACGGCGCTGGCGGTCCCGGCGTCGAGGGCCGGCGTGCGTGGGCGACGTCGGTGCTCGTCCCCGGGCTCGAACAGCAGACCCAGGATCAGGGGCTCTTTTTCCCGGCAACGGCATTGACGCGCGATCTCGGCGATACCGTGTCGGGCCTTACCGTCGTGCCGCAGTCGTCGGGCGCCATGCAGCCGTCCGCCCCGCTCGCTATCTTTACGCCCGTCTCGACGTGGCTCTGGCAAGGTGACCTCTCCTACGACGATCCGGGGGCGAGTCTCTCGCAAATCTCCGCGGAGATCGGGTGCCCGAGCGACCGGACGATCGTCGCGACCACCGTCGGCGTCATCTTCTGCGGGAAGCGGAGCGTCTATCTGCTCTCACCGGCGAACACTGAGCCGCGCGATATCGGCTGGCCGATCGAATCCGCCATCCGGAACATTCCCCCGGAGGACCGCGTATTGTCGTGGGCGGTCTTTCACCGTGGGTTCTACAAGCTCGCCATCTCGCAGGCCGGCGAGGTCATTCCACTGCATCAATGGTGGCTCGACCTCCGCCACGGGCTCGACGACCCGCCGGCCTGGTGGGGGCCGCATTCCACGCCGGCCTACACCGCAAGCACGCGCGTCCAGAGCCACCCCGACGAGGACGACCGGCAATGGGCGGCGCTCGGCGCCGGGCAGATCCTGCTGCTCGACCAGGCCGACCGCTACGTCGAGGACGGTGTCCCGCCGGTGCCCATCGCGTCCCGGATGATTAGCGCGTATCTCGATGACGGGACGCCGCTCATCCCGAAGATCGCCAAGCGTGCACGGGTGATTGCCCGTGTCGAGCGGGTGATTGCCCGTGTCGAGGCACCGACGTCGCTCGTCGTGACGGTGTCCGGCGATGAGGCGTTGAGTGCCTCCGGCGTGCTGCCACTGACAGTTCCCACGGCCGGCATCTGGAACACGTCTGCTTGGAACACGGCACAATGGGCAGTCTCGGCGCTCGACCTCGTGGAATTCGAGTTGCCGGTTCCTGAATTACGCGCCCGCGCCTTTCAGGCGATTATCGAGCACACCGATCCGATTCGCTGTGACCTCCGCGACTTCGAGCTCCGCGTGCAGCCATCGGCGAGGGAAACCCGGTAGATGTCGTACATCACACGCCCCACCAAGCAGGGCGGCGCGACCACGTATCAGGGCAAGGTCAGCGCGGGATACTCGACTATTCTCGCCTCGGAGATGGACCTCGACCTCGATACGATCTACTCCGCCTGGAATACCGGCGTCGATACGGTCAACATTCGCGACGGGTCCATCACGGGCTCCAAGCTCGCCCCGGGTGCGGTCGGCTCGCGCGAGCTGGCGGACGGTGGGATTCAGACCGTGGATATCGGGGCGCAACAGGTCACCACGCCGATTCTTGCCGACCTGAGCGTCACCACGGGGAAGATCGCCGCCGGCGCTGTCAGTGATACGCAGATAGCCGGAGTCTCCTGGAGCAAGATCAGCGGTGGCGCGGTGCAGAGTGGACAGGTCCCTCTCGTCGCGGGTGGGCTGATACTCACGGAACCGGGGGTTGGGCTTGACATCCAGGCCAATACCCCCGCCTCGCCATCCTACGACAATACGAAACCGTCATATCTCGTCCGGCTCGATTACACGAACGATTCGTTCGTGGTGCTCCGTGCGCCGCCCCCGGGCACCGCCTGGGTGCAGATCTTCCAGATTGCCGGGAGTGGGGTGGTCTATGCGTCGTTGGCGCCCGGGAGCGTCGGCCGCACTCAACTTGCCGTCAACGCCGTGCAAGGAAGTGTGGCGGCGGCTGGTAATCCGGCGTCCTTCAGCTTGTCGACGGCGAATGTCTGGACAAATTACGTGGTATTGCCGGCGCTCACGACCCGCGGGGCCACGGTGCATCTCTTCGCGATCCCGGCTTTGTCGGTGTCGTCGAATGCGGGGGGCGGGGTACTCGTTGGGAGTCGCTGGGTGCGCGACGGAACCCCCATTATCGGCAATAGCTGGCTCGTGCAGAACGCCGTGGGATCGTTTGTCCCGGTGCCCGGACTCCATTGGATCGATCAGAGCGCCGCGGCGGGCTCCCATAACTACTATTATCAGGTGCAGATCGGGGTAGGTGGTACCATGTTAGCCTCGGGCACCACCGACGGGGGTTTCACGGCATATGAGATTGGCTAGCCGATGATCGTCCGCCGCGCCATCTACGAGGATCTCCCGGCACTCCGGATCGCCTACGCGCACCTCGTCGGCGAACTGGAGGCAGAGCGCATCGTCCACTACCCGCAGCACGACGCGCAGACCCTCGACGACTTCGTGATCCATCTTTCCGGGCGCATGCTCCAGGGTGATCCGCGGCTCTTGCTGTATGTCGCGCTCGAGGACGAGAGCCGCGCGCTCCTTGGATTCCTTGGCGGCGATATCTCGGAGCGCGCCCTGGGGTATCCGCGGCGGTTCGGCGCGGCACACTGGCTCTACGTCGCCCCAGTGGCGCGCAAGCTCGGCGTCGCTCGGGCGCTTGTGCGTACCGCGGTCGCCGACCTCGCCGCCGCCGGCGTGACGCACGTCGAGCTCGCCTCGCTCACGAACGACGACCAGTGGCTCAAACGCGGCTGGGCGCCCTACCTGGTGCATTATGTGTTGCCGCTGGAGGCGGTCGCCGCCGGCGCCGCGGTGCGGCCGGAACCCCCGGCGTTCGAGCCGCCCCCGGCGCTCGAGGTGCCCGAGGGGCAGATTTTTCCCCCTCTCGAGGTCGCCCCGAACGGTAACGGCAAGGGTCGGCCGCATGTGACGGTGCGGCGGCGGAAACGGCGCAAGCGGCGCAAGGTACGCCCGGTGCCGACGGTTGCGAAGGCTCCAGTGCCATGAGGGTTGTACGCCCCGCCGGCCCCCGCGACGTCGCCGAGCTCGCCCGGATGCTCGAGCGCCTCCTGACGGAGCATCAGCGCGCGTTTCCCGACACCTATCCGCGGCTCGACCCGCATGCGGCGGCCGCGCATTTTGGCGCCGAATGGTACCGGCGCCTCGGCGTCGATCCGACGGTTCACGTGTGGCTCGCCGCCGACCGCGACGTGCGAGGGTTTTTGGCGGGTGAAGTGTGGGCGCGGCCGGTTGGCGAGCCACCGTCGGTGTTCTACGTCGAATGGATATATGTCGCGCCGGAACATCGGAAGAGCGGCATTGGGCGCCTCCTCTTTCGGGAGGGCGTGCTGCCGTATTGCCGCCGCCACGGCCTCGACGTCGTCGAGGGCCGCACCGTGCCCGGCGATCCGCAATGGGCGCGGCGCGGGTGGGCGACGGTGGCGCAGTCGATCATGCGCGGCGTGGATGCGCTCACGCTCGACGTGGCGGAGCGCCCGGGGGACACGGGACACCTCGAGGGGGTGCGGCAATGATCCACGATAGCCGGCGCTATCACCGCCGCCGCGATCCCGCCCGGGTCCGATATTTCGGCAAGAACGAGTCGAGCACATCGCTCGCGAGCCCGTTTGGGCAGATTCCCACTCGCACCGCCGGCGCCATCTCGCGGCAGCAGTTGCAGCCGTTGCTCATGGGCCTCGGACTCGGCGCCGGTCCTAGGGCGCAACGGTTGCAGCAGGATATTATGAGCGGCAAGGACACGGGGCCGCTCGCGTCGGCGATTCGCCAGATCCAGCAATTCGCCCCGGGGATGATTCAGGGCGCCACCAATATCGGGCAACAGGTCGCGCAACAGGGTGGGCAAGCCGTGCAAGGCTTGGAGTCGGCGATCGCGGCGGCGCAAGCGCAGATGCCGCAATGGCAGCAAGCGGCGACGCAAGGCTTGCAGGCGGCGCAACAGGGTTTGGGCGGCGCGCAAGGTGCTTACAACCAGGAGCAAGCGCTCATGCCGTCGCTGCAGCAAGCCGGGCAACAGGGAATGACCGCCGCGCAATCGGCCCTTGCCGCGGCGCAGGGAGCCGTTGGCGGCCCGGCGCAGCAAGCGGCGCAAGGTGGGGTGGGACTCGCGCAGAAATTCGCCAACCAGATGGCGAGCCCGATTCAGGGCGAAGACCTCTACCAGCAAGCCGCCCGCCGCGTCATGCAACAGGTAGGAGCCGGCGCCGCGGCGCGCGGGCTCGAGGGCGGTGGCGCCGGCACGCAAGCGCAATACGAGGCAATGACGAATCTCGCCGGGCAGATGGCGCAGAATCAGGCGCAAAACCGGCAAGCAGCGTTACAGGGGCTCACGGGGGCCACGAGCAACCTCGGAAATATACAGCAACAGGGTATTACCGGGCTCGAGGGTGCGTCACAGGGTGTGCAACAAGCGGCGCAGGGACAATCCGCGATCGGGCAGGGAATCATCCCGTTTATTCAGGCGTTGCAGCAGGGGGGCCAGAACGTGCAGAGCGCCGCGCAGGGTGGTGCCCAGATTGGTATGCTCGGGCCGCAGCTCGCCGGCCAGCAAGCGAGCGCCATTCAGCAGCTCGGGCAGACCCTCATGCAGCAGTACAACATGCCGCAGCAAGCGGCGAGCTCGCTCTTGAATCTCTTGACGGCGGGCGTGTCGCCGGGTTTGCAGTTGACGCAGGCGACGGCACCGGTCGGGCTCCCAAGCAGCAAAGGCACGAACATCCTGTGAGAAAGGGGCGTAGGCGATGGCTCCGTTTTTAGCTGCCGCGGGCGGTGAGATTGGTTCGGCGGCGGGCGCCGTCGGCTCGGGGCTTGAAAGCGTGGCCAGTACCCTCGGGAGCCTCTTCACCGGCTCGGGTGGTGCGGACGCTGCGGCAGCCGCGGGCGGCGCGGGTGCCGCGGGCGGCGCGGGTGCCGCGGGCGGTGCCGGCGCGGTCCCCGCGGGCGCTGCGGGTGGATTGGCCGGCGGCAGTGGCTTCCTCCCCGCACTCAGCAATATCGGGCACGCAATCACCGGGGCCAGTGCCCCGAGCGAGGCGGGATACCTCGCGAGCCTCGGGCAAGCGGTGCCCGCGGGCGTCGATCTCGTCGGCCCCTCGGCGACCTTTGCCGGCCCGGGGTTCTTTCACGGGCTCATGCAAGGGTACCTCGGCACAGCGTCGCCGCTGGCATCGCCGAGTGCCGCGACGTCGGCTGGTACGGGGCTCGGGCAACTCTTCGACGCCTTGTCGAACGTGCCGCAAGCGCAAATGCCCGGTAACACGGCGCCGCAACCCATCGTGCACCTCGGCGATGTGGCGCATGCGGCAACGCGACTTCTCTCCCCCGGGCCGTCAGGGACGCCAGCCAAGGGGCCGATCATGTCGATGATCGGTCAACTCCTCGCGGGCTTCTAGTCGATCATGCCGAAGTCGCCGCTCCTGGATACGGTCGAGCACCTCGCGGGCTACGGCGTCGGCGCGCTCTCCGCCCTGACGTCAATCAGGGGTGGGGGGCTCCAGAGTTACTTACTCAATCGCCAGCGGGCGGTTGAGGATCCCTCCATCCGGGCATCACTCGTCGGCTCGCCGTTCGCGTCGGGCATGCTTTTTCAAGGTGGCTCGGATACACCCGTCGCCGCACCGGGCACCATGCCGGCCGCGGCTGCGCCCGCGGTGCCGGGGGATGGTGGCGGGCTACCCCCGACCAGCCATGCAATCGCGAGCCCGAACGACGTCGCGTGGTTGCAGCAGAACACGACGCCCGAGCGGCGCTTTCTGCCGGACCTCCCGCCACTCTCGGCGCAGAACCAAGTGCAAGTGCAAGCGGCGCAGGGGATTGTGTCCGGGTTGCAATCCTCCGATCCGGCGGTGCGCGCACAAGCGAAGCTCGCCGGCAAGATCCCGTTGACGGGGGTGGAAAACGACGCA